AAATTATGATTACAGCAAATTAAAATGTTGGGTTAACTCATTAAATTCTTGTGGTTTCACAGGAAGAAAAGCAATGATTGTTCACAATGTTTCCGATGATACAGTTAAACAATTAAAAGATAACGGTATTGAGGTTTGGTTGACATCAAATAATCGTAATAAAAATAATGATGGTTATCATTTTGCTGATAACTTTGGTTATCAAGTTCCTGCAACACGACATTATTTTCATTGGATGTTTTTAAAAGAAATGAAAGACATTCGTTATGTTATTTCTACTGATTGTTCTGATGTAGTATTTCAAAGTAATCCATCCGAATGGTTAGAAAAGAATTTAGGTAACAAAAAATTAAATTATGGTTGTGAAAGTTTAAAGTATAAAGACGAACCGTGGGGTTACAATAATATGTTAACCTCTTTTGGTCCTGTAATGCAACAACATATGAAAGACCGACCAATTTATAATGCCGGTTCAATGGCAGGGGAATATAAAACATTTATTGATTTTTCATTAAATGTATTTCTTACTATACAACATTTACAAGAACCTATGCCTGACCAAGCTGGGGTAAATCTCATGTTATCATTAGAACCTTATAAATCAATTACTAAATTTAATGACCATGATACAAATTGGGCTTGTGAATGTGGTACAACAGTAGACCCAAATAAAATGGCCTCATTTAGGCCAAATTTATTAAGTCCTGAACCTAATTTTGACGGTGAATATGTTTACACAAGCAAAGGTGAAAAATATGTAATGGTGCATCAATATAATAGGGCGCCTGATTGGAAAGAAAAGATTGAGAGAAAATATGGATAATAATATAACAATCATCACCAATTTCTTTGATATTGGACGTGGTAATTTACCAACACAAATTCGTGGTTTAACATTACCTCATTTTCAACATCGTTCTACTGATGTTTATTTTTCATACTTTGAAAAATTGGCCAAGATTAAAAATCCAATGGTGATTTATACAACGGAAGAATTTGCCGAGAGAATTCGTGATATAAGAAAAGAAAATGGTTTAGAAGAAAAAACATCTATCGTCATTTTAGAATCTTTTTTGCCAAAAGAATTTGAAGAATTGAAAACAAGAGTTAAAACGGTTCTTGATTCTCCATCATTTTATGAAAAGGTAGATAAACCACATTTTATTGAATACTGGTGGCCAGAATACATCATGATTCAACTAATGAAAGTGTTTTATATCAATAATGCAATTGATTCTGGTTTAGTAAAAACAGATTTGACAGCATGGATTGATTTTGGTTATTGTAGGAATGATACGACCTTACCTTCTTCTAATGAATGGTCATATGACTTTGACAAAGATAAAATTCATCTATTCAGTTTGCGTCCTATTGAACCACAAAGACCTATTGATGATATCATCTATCGTGGCGATGTGTATGTCATGGGTTGTCATATGGTAGCAGGTACGCATATGTGGAAAGATTATCAGCATTTAGTTTATAATAATATGTTGGCATTATTAAAACATAACCTTGTGCATTACGACCAAACATTATACTTAATGTCTTACTTAACAAAACCAGAAATGTTCTCAATGCATTATGTGGATCCTTCCGACTGGTTTATTATCTTCAACCAATACAATAATTCAAAATGATTAATATTGCTTCTCCTCGTATTCATAATTTAGGCGATTTCTCACATTGTTTACCTGCATTATCCGGTTTATATAAACACACTAATGAAAAAATACACTTTATTATTTGTCATAGATTACAGAGATTTAAAGGTATTAAAGAATTACTTTTAGGACAAGAAATGTTTGAAAAAATATCTTTTGTCCACGAAATACAAGAACCATTACAAGCTATTTTAATTGATGATACAGGAGACAAAGGAAACCACGGTTTAAATTCAGCCATTGCTCATAGGTATGCTAATTTCATTAAACAAAATTATGGCATTCAATTTAATATTGATGATGAGTTTGAATTACAAGTGCCATTTGTGGAAACAGAAAATATTACAGGTATTTTGGTTGGTGACAGATGGGCACCAAAAGACGCTATTGATGTGGATGATAGAAGATTATCTAATGTCATTGAAGGCTCTGGTATATTAAAAGATTTTGATGTTAGCTATCTTGACTATACTAAAGATTTAGTGTATAATTGTAATTTGATAAAGAAAAGTAATAAGTTCATAACTACCGTAACAGGTATTGCTGTATTGTCCGATTTAATAAAAAAAGAAACTATTATTTTATATGATGATGATATGACTAATTGGAATAATAAAACCATAGAAGAAATTTTTACCGACCACTTTTATTCAAACAGAAAAACATCAATACAACACATTAGAAAATTTGACACAAATACATTATGATTGTAAACATTGAGCCGTACAATTTTGGCGGAGGATTAAGAGCAGGTGATATAATAGCAGTTCTGAACTATCTTGCCTTTTTACAAGAACAACCTCCTCTATACAAAGATTTAAAGTTTCATCTTCCTGACCGTTCGGTTAATCCAGCACCACATTGTTTACAGTTTCGTGATTGGTTGGTAGAAAATACTCCTTATCTTACCTCCGAATCAAGTAATAATTCATTAAATTTACAGAATGTAAATCTTTGGGATTTAAGGTCACTTACTGGTGATAAATTGAAATTAAAATTTAATAAACCACTAAAGAAAAAGATTTGTATTTTTCCTTTGTTGGATGCTCCATATAATCATTATAGAAATTGGTCAATTGAAATGGTTAACAGTATGATTGAACATTATATGCAACCTGAATATGATGGTTACGAAAAAGTTTTATGTATGACAAATCCTGGTGGTATAGAACAAAAAGGTTTTATTTGTGATACTGATTATATAAGAAATATTGAAAACATTATTGACTGTAGTCATTTTGTTGGTGGTGATACAGGTACATCACACTTTGCTTCTGTTTTAGATGATGATAAGCATATTAATTATTATTATGGTTCCGTAGGGCTACTACATACTACACCGTTCTATGCTTTGCAAGGTCGGGGTAATATTAATATGTTTTGGAATAACAATTGGAGAACAGATTTATTATGATTGATAATTATGAAATGATAGAACCAGGTCATTGGTTTCAAAGTAAACCTACCGGTGAAATTATGAAGTATGATACTCGTTATATGGAGTATTATACAAAAATGTCCGATGAAATGTCAAAGTTGAGATTTAATTTATTGGATAGTTATTTACCTTTAGGTGAGTTTAATAGTATTTGTGATTTTGGTTATGGCGATGGCAATTTCTTGAAATGTGTAAAAAAACAAAATGAAGAATTTTTACCTGATATAAAATTGTATGGTCATGATATCTCTGATTATCCGTTACCAGAAGGCATTACTTTTATCAAAGATATCAAAGATATCGATGTTGATGTAACTACATTCTTTGATTCAATTGAACATATTCCTGAACCTAATATACATGAACTACTTGGTTCAATTAAAACAAAATATATTATGATATCATTACCGTGGATGCACGAGCGTATGGGTGCTGAATGGTTTAGAACATGGAAACACCGTAAAGAAAATGAACATTTCCATCATTTTGATTCACATGGTTTAATTACATTAGTTCATAAAGCAGGATTTACTCCAATTCATATTTGTAATCACGAAGATGAGATTCGTAAATCTGTTTCATACTTACCAAATATATTGACCATTATAGCAAAAAGGAATTGATAATGAAAATAAAAGTTTTTAGTCATGCAATGCACATGATGAGAGGTAGAGAAATCACCTTAGAACAAACCGAGTTACTAGAAAAAACTGGTTTACTTGATGCCGCTGATGAAGTTCATATGATGTTGCATTTTGGTGAAGAAAACTTCCGTTGGTTAGAACAACGTTGGGAAAATAGAACGAATGTTTTTTATCATGACTTTGATGAATCATATAAAGAATGGTACGAAGCAACAACATCACAATACATCCAAAACATGGTACATTCTTCCGATGAAGAATTTTATGTATGTCATATGACACATAAAGGTGTTTCTCATCCTGATGGCGGCCATCAAAACTGGCGTAAGTATATGCAGTATTGGAACATTGAAAAATGGCAAGAATGTGTAGCTAAATTAGATGAAGGTTATGATACTTGTGGTGCTGCATTTTTAGGTGAACCTCCACATCCTTTTTATGCTGGTAACTTCTATTGGGCCAAAGCATCTTATTTGAGAAGATGTAAAAAATTAATTCCACCACCAGAAAATAATTATCAACCACAGTTTTCTGGTCAACCGCACCATCGTTATGATTTAGAATGTTGGCACGGTAGCGGAAATCCAAAGGCTTATGATATGCATCCAGGTGAAACAAATAGATGGTATTATCCACCAAATACATATCGTAGTGACATAAAAGAAGTAATTACATTTAATACAGAGGCATAATATGATTATACATCAAATGATTGAAGCATTATCGAGAGAGCGTCCAGCTTACGCAAAGAATTATGACAATTACGAAGAAGGACAATTCGTTCAGTATTCAGGCCAACTGTGGGACGAAAAAGAAATGTATGCTGCAATTGATACATTAGTCAATGGTAAATGGATTGTTTCTGGTGAAAAAGTGTCTCAATTTCAACAAGAGTTTTGTGATAAGTTTAATGTCAAATACTCACACATGGTAAACTCAGGTTCATCAGCGAACCTTGTAATGATTACGGCACTAAAGAATAAATTTAAATGGGAACCTGAAGATGAGATTATTGTATCTCCTGTTGGATTCCCCACAACGATTGCACCAATCTCACAGAATGGTTTGAAACCTGTTTTCATTGATATTGAGTTAAAAACACTAAATTTTGATGTTACAAGAATCGAAGAAAAGATTACATCAAAGACTAGAGCAATTTTTGTATCTCCTGTTCTTGGTAATCCTCCTGATATGGATGTATTACATGACATTTGTTATCGTAACAATATTTTATTGATTGGTGATAATTGTGATAGTCTTGGTACAAAATACAAGAATGAATTAATAACAGAATACTATTATTGCTGGTCTACTTCATTCTATCCTGCACATCATATCTCAACCGGTGAAGGTGGAATGGTCAGTTCTAATGATGAAGAATATATTAAGTTAGCAAGAAGCATTTCCTGGTGGGGTCGTGATTGTTATTGTGTTGGTGCAAACAATCTATTACAATGTGGTAGTTGTGGTAAAAGATTTGATAACTGGTTACCAAACTATGACGGTGTGATTGACCACAAGTATCTGTTTACGACAATGGGTTATAATTTAAAACCATTAGATTTACAAGGTGCAATTGGTATTGAACAATTAAAGAAATTTGATTTTATTCACTCTAAGCGCCGTGAGTATAAAGAAAGAATACAAAAGTTTATTGAGAATAACATCAAAGAGGCTCGTGTCATTAACGAATCTTCTGTTGCCGAAACTTCGTGGTTTGGTGTTCCTATCTATTGTGAATCACAAGAAGCAAAAGAAATGTTAGTTGCTCACTTTGAAGAAAACAAGATTCAGACAAGAAATTATTTTAGTGGTAACATTTTATTACATCCAGGATACAAACATCTAGATGACTATAAAAAGTATCCTAATTCAAATCTTGCTCTCAGTAATGTATTCTTTATTGGTTGTTCACCTCTTTATAATGAAAAGATTTTGGCTTACATTGAAAAGGTTTGTAAAAAATGGAACGATTAATCAATGTTTTTGGAGGTAAAGGTTTTATAGGTTCTCGTTATGTAGAATTGACAGATGGATATCTTTGGGTTAATGAAAGAAATGACTATGAAGTGAAAGCAAAGGAAGGAGTTACGGATGTTTTATACTTTATATCTACTATTGATAATTATAATGTTCACACTAACCCTTATCTTGACATTGAAACCAATCTTACGACTTTAATTAAAGTACTAGAGTCTTGTAAAGGTAAAGATATTACATTTAACTTTATTAGTTCTTGGTTTGTCTATGGTGACGTTAAACTACCTGCTAAAGAAACCTATGGTTGTGACCCTAGAGGGTTCTATTCAATTACCAAACGAGCAGCTGAACAATTACTCATTTCTTATTGTAAAACATTTGAAATACCTTATCGTATTATTCGTTTAGGTAATGTGGTAGGTAAATCAGATGGCAAGGCGTCTGCTAAGAAGAATGCTTTACAATATATGATTAATGAAGTTAAACAAGGTAATCCCATCAATCTATATGAGGGTGGTGAAGTGTATAGAGATTACATTTATGTAGATGATGTCGTGTCTGGTATCAACCTTATTCTAAATTCTGGAAAAAAGAATGAAATCTACAACCTAGCGAACGGTGAAGGTATTCGTTTGATGGACGTAATGTTGAAGGTTAAGGAAATGACAAATTCTTCTTCATCTTTTAATAGTATACCAACACCTAGATTTCATAGTATTGTTCAAGCAAAAGATATGATACTAGACATCAAAAAAATCAAAAAATTAGGATATGAACCTCAATATCCTATGTCAAAGATGATTGAATTACTGGTATAAAACCCAATAATTTAAGCTCAAACTTCTCTCTATATATTTAACCGAATTTTTGTAAAGTTCGGTTATATGAAATCAAAAGTTGTATAAATACATCATGGCAACCAAAGTGTGTTGCAATCCATGAGGTAATTAATGAAACCATTTTTAGTATTCATAAAAGAAGAGGCCGAAGAAGAAGGTCAAAAACTTAAGCATATAGACCATGCTGAAGATAGACCTTTATTATATGGCTCAAAAGGTTTTACACATACATATAACGCTTTAAGTCAAACACACGAACACATTAAATCTGGAAGTAAAAGTACCGCTTTAACTATGAAGTATGATGGTTCTCCATCTATTGTATTTGGTCATCATCCAGAAACAGGTAAATTTTTTGTTGCTTCGAAATCTGCTTTCAATAAAAATCCTAAAATCAACTATACTCACGCAGATATTGTTAAAAATCACGGACACGCTCCTGGCCTTGTAGAAAAATTACATTCAGCACTTAAACATCTTAAAAAGATGTCACCCAAGTCTGGTGTATATCAAGGCGATATGATGTTTTCAGAAGGTGATAAAGAAGAATCGGATGGGGGTGTCTCTTTTACTCCTAACACAATTCGTTATACCGCAAAAGGCGAAGAAGCAGATAAAGTTCGTAAAGCAAAAATGGGTGTTGTTATTCACCAACAATATCACGGAAAAACAATTGATAGTATGTCTGCTGATCCTCATCCAGATTTACATAACTTCAAACAACATCCGGATGTTTGGACTAAATCCGCAGAACACGATACTAGTCAGATACACTACTCAGAAAAAGACCAAGAAGAATTTAATAATCATATGAATGCCGCAAAAGCAATACATGATGAACATAAAGGTGAAATGTATAAGGCAACCGAACCACATCGTGGTGAATCTGGTCAACTAGGAACCTATATAAATCAAACAGTAAGAACAGGTGAAAAACCTTCCGCTGAAGGTTTATCAAACCATATACAAGAAAAATATAATAAAGCTATTGCTAAATTAAAAACGCCTGCGGCTCAATCAAGAAAAAAACAAGAAGCAAAAATGCATACTGACCATATAGAAAAAAATAAAGACCATTATGAAAATTTATTAAATATGCATCACCACTTACAACAAGCTAAAAATATTTTAGTTAAAAATTTAGAACAACATGAAGGTGGATTAGACCACCATATTGCAGGTAAAAGAAGTAAACCAGAAGGTTTTGTAGTCAATCATGCAGGCGAGCCTACAAAATTAGTCAACCGAGCCGAATTTGCTCGTGCAAATTTATTAAAGGTGAGATAGTAAATGTTTAATTTTAAAGAATATATTCTCTATGAAGATTTAATTCTTGAATCGAGAGGATATATTGCTGCAACTGGATTTGACACAGAAAGACACGAAAAACAATATGTTACACCTCATTTGAATAGTAAAACGCCTACTCATAAACTAGGCGTAGGTCATAAAGATGTTCCTGCAGGCGCTGATTTAATATTACATAAAGCAGAAAGATATGACGGTAAATTATTTGTTCATGCTACCGATAATGTTACAAAAAAGAAAACTTTAATACCTGCAAATAAAATTGTTAAACCTGGTGAACAAAAAGCTAATAAAGGTTTTGATTATGAAAAACAATTTGTTGAAAGATTAAAAAAACATGGTTTGATGCACGGAGAAGCCGCTGGTTTTTCTGCTGGTAATGATTTTAATTTAATTAATAAAAAAACCGGACAGAAACATAAAGGTAGAGTTCATAGTGAAAGAGAAGTTGGAGATAAAAAAGTGTTACAAGGTGAAACAAAAATTGGTAAAACAGCCGCATTTGGTCAATTGACGATTGCCTATGATAAAAACAAAGGCGGTTGGCATATGCCCGAAAAGAATAAGGCGAATAGGCCTACTTATGCAAAACATATTGAAGCAAAAGGTATCTTAGAACATATGAATAAACATCATATGCCCAATGAAAATGTCAAAAGAGCTAAAGATGTTTTATTTGAACATGAAAATTTGGACCCAGCAAACGGATATTTAAAAGACCATCATGTCCATGTTTTGCAAGTTGGTAAACACGGTACTTATAAAGTAGGAAAAAAAGATGCAACTGGCCACGGATTACCTGAAGCAAAAGGTAAAGGACAATTCAGAGTTTATCAAAAAACTGGCGATCCTATGAAAAGAATGGTGATGTTTAAAGTAAAACATTTGGAAAAAAGTCATGTTGATTTAGATGAAGATGAACACTTACAAGCAATGGCCAAAACATTAGGCCATAAAGGTATCAATTTTAAGAAAACGATAGACGAATGAAATCATTTTTAGAATTATATGAAGAAATAGAAAAAACACATAATCCTGTGGTGATGGCGTTTGGTCGTATGAATCCTCCTACTACTGGTCATTTAAAGTTAATTCATAAAATAAGAGAAGTTGCAGAAAAAAATCATGCACCACATCATATTATTGTATCACATTCACAAGATACAAAAAAGAATCCTTTGTCTGCCAAACAAAAAATTAAACATTTAAGAAGATATTCTCCTGGTACAAATTTTGAATCTTCTAGTTCCGAAGAACCTTCTATTTTTCATCATGCTACCAGACTTTATAATAAAGGACATGACCATCTAATCGTAGTTGCTGGTTCTGACCGTGTTAAAGAATTCCAAACAACATTGGACAAATACAATGACGTAAAAGGTAAACACGGTTTTTATAAGTTCAAAAAGATAAGTGTTGTGTCTGCTGGTCATCGTGACCCTGACGCTGAAGGTGCAGAAGGTATGTCTGCTACAAAAATGAGAGAACACGCAAAAAATAATAATTTCGCTGGCTTTCGTGAAGGTGTTCCATCTCATGTTTCTGACGAACACACAAAAGAATTGATGCATGATGTCCGTAAAGGCATGGGATTAAATGAACAAATATATCGTGGTTCATTCAAGGCAATCTTTCTAACTGGTGGTCCAGGTTCAGGTAAAGACATTATTATCCGTGAAGCCATTGCTGAGAGTAAAATGACTGAAATTAATTTTACGCAAGCTATTGATTTTCTTGGTGATAAACAAAAACTATCCGAAAAAACCAACGATTATCGTAGAGAGTCAATTCGCAGAAGAAGCCCACTAATCATTAATGGACCTGCGGACGATTATGAAAAAGTTTCTTATATTAAAGAAGAACTTGAAGAACTTGGTTACGAAACCATGATGATTTTTGTTGGAACAACCAATGAAATTAGTAAACAAAGAAATGAATCATTGTCTAAAATGATGAATGAATCTGCTCGATATCACAAATGGAATAAATCGCAAAAAAATATTAATAGTTTTTATGAAATTTTTGAGACATTTATAGGCTTTGACAACACAGGAAACCTAGATACCAAGGAAGAGGATATTCATACAGTATATGAAAATACAAACCTCTTTTTAGATTCCAACAGATTTACCGATGTAGCAGAAGGATGGTTGAAAAGGAATAGGGGTGTATTGACAGAAAGTAAACCTATTTTAAGAGCATTGCCTTTACCTAAAGAACCCAATTTTAATTATGATAATGATAAAAAGAAAAGATTAAAAGGTGGCGATACTTCAGGTAAAGAACCTAAATCTGTAAGACCAACTGGTTTAGGTGGAGAATGGAATACGAGAACTAATGGTTCGGGATTAACTGGTGGTGCTGGATTA